CTATGTTTGAACAAACTAATACTTTAATGTGTGGAGGAGCTCTTCTGGGCTCACATGCACTTTTGTATGGAGGTTTGTTAGCTAAATGGAGAAACGACCGTATGAACGAATTGCTTGCTCGTAGAGATGCAACTATTGATGTTTTTAGGTCTATTAGAGAGAGTAAGACTAAAGCATTTATTAGCATGTGTGCTATTACTGGAGTTATTTACAAATTCACTGGTATTTTCCGTACTGCAGTCGCTTTACAGCAATCTGCTCTTGTCCCTGAAAATGTTGAGGAAATCGAGAAGAGAGATACTGAGGTTAACCCTTGGGCAACAGCTGTTGCTGCTGAACTTCATGTTACTGATAAATCTGCTACTATGACGTTTGAACAAGTTTTGAACAAAGTTGAAGCTAATTTATGTCACGGAGTATTTGTTGAAAATGGTTTCCAACAGAAATGTGATGTTCTAGCCCTTGGAGGCAATACGTTCATGATGCCTTTGCATGTCTTCAAGAATCGTAAAGATATGAGAGCACTAATTACTCGCAAAAATCCATCTGAATTGAACTCGACCTTCAAAGCTATTGTTAGCACTAACTACATGATTCCAATCCCTGGAAAGGATTTGTGTTTAGTCAATATTGCTTCTGGAGGTGTCTTTGCTGACATTCGTCACTTGTTCCCTGATAAGATTACAGCTTCTGGATCAGGCCATTTCTTGTATAAGAATGGTGATGGTTCTCTGAAGTCAGATCCTATTCGTATTACATATACTAAGGATTCTAAATCTGGTGGAGCAGGTTACGATTATGAGTTGCCTTACAACACTTTTACTGGACTATGCATGGGTGTTGTAGTTGCCAATTTTGCACGTAAATGCATAGGAGGTGTTCACTTACGTGGTATTCCTGATTCTCCCAAAGGAAAGGCATTAACTGTCACTCAAAAAGAGATTCAGGATGTATGGGACCAAGCACATAAGAAATGGAAAGGTGCTTTTCCCTCCACTGTGAATGGTGATTTTCCCATTACTCGTTATGAAAAACAAGTGTTAGTTACTCAAGATATTCATGAGAAGTCCCCTGTTAATTACTTACCTATCGGCAGTAATGTCGAGTACTTAGGCCAGGATGGCAGACGAGTTACTCACACTAAGAGTAAAGTGCGAAAAACACCCATCTCAGATACCGTTGCTGAAGTAACTGGAGTTGAGAACCAACATGGTGCTCCGAAATTCCATAGAACTAAAATGTGGCAAGCATCCCTAGCTCACTCAGCCAATCCTAGTGCAGGGATTGAAGGTAGTCTCGTTGAAGCAGCATATAAAGACTATGTTAATGGTCTTATTGATATTTTCAGACGTGACAAGTTTAAGTTGTGGGTTCTTTCAGAATTAACTCCTATGACCGATATGGAAACTCTTTGTGGTAAAGATGGTAAGCGTTTTATTGATGCTATGCCAAAAGGTACTTCAAAAGGTTATCCACTTTCAGGTCCAAAGAGAGAAATGATTGAACTATTGGATCCGTTGGATTATCCGGATTTCCAATGTCCAGCTGAAGCCCATCCTATGATTGTTAATGAAATGAGAAAAATGGAACAAATCCTTCTTTCGGGAAAAAGATGTTATTCAATTTTCAAAGCATGTGTAAAGGATGAACCAACCAAGTTAACTAAAGACAAGGTTAGGGTTTTTCAAGCTGCAGACTGGGCCACACAAATGATGGTTCGTAAATACTTTCTACCTCTTGCCCGTATTCTTTCGCTATTTCCACTCGACTCTGAGTGTGCAGTAGGTGTAAATGCTCAAGGTCCTGAATGGGATCAATTGGCAAATCATATGAAGAAACATGGTGTAGACCGTATTTTGGCAGGAGATTATAGTAAATATGATCTTCGTATGCCAGCACAACTTATTAATGCTGCTTTTGCTGCTTTAATTGAGATTGCAGAAAAGTGTGGTAAGTACACAGAAGATGACCTCACTATCATGAGGGGTATTGCAACTGAGATTGCTTATTCTTGTGTTGCTTACAATGGAGATATTATCATCCATAAAGGATCTAATCCTTCCGGACAAAATTTGACTGTTTACATTAACTGTATTGTCAACTCCTTGCAACTAAGATGTGCGTATTTCCACCTCTGGCCATCACACCTTGGTAAGCCAAAACCTTTTCGTGAGGTTTGTGCTATCATGACCTATGGTGATGATGTTAAGGGTTCCGTTAAGAAGGGCTATGATTGGTTTAATCACATTTCATATGCTGAATTCTTGAAGGAGCGTGATATGGTTTTCACTATGCCAGATAAGGAATCTGAGCCAACTCCTTACATGAATGATCTCGAAGCTGATTTTTTGAAGCGCGAGAACAAATTCAATGCGGATACTGGTATGATTCATGGAGCTTTGGCTGAAGAATCAATCTTCAAAAGTCTCCACACCGTCCTTGAATCTAAGGTTGTGTCTTTGGAAGACCAATCTGCTGGAAACATTGACGGAGCCTTGCGTGAATGGTGGCAACATGGCAAGGAAGTCTACGAATTGCGTAGAAAGCAAATGAAAGAGGTAGCTTTCAAATGTGGAATGACTGACTCTTGCAAAATGCTAACTGAATCATATGAAGACAGGCTTAAGCACTTCGAGATTAGATATCTTGGACGTGAACCTGATGAAATTGATGAGGTTGCTGATGAAGATGCATTTGCTTCTACAGTAGGCGATGAGTGGGATTTCTCAGAATAAATTCCAAACGCCTTGGAGAGGCGTAAAATCTATCCACTCCGGAACTATTCGTAGTATAAGTTTAAAATAGTTGTGTATATATGGATACTACATATTTTATAATTTACATGTTTGTATATTTTATGGAAGCTTTGTACATATAGACATCCTACCCTTAGGATACCGGTATTTACTGGAGGTTTCGTCAGCCAGGGAAACATTGTCGCACACAGGAGCAGCGGGTACTGCCCTGATGTGTTGTATATACTAAATATTGCCTACTTCAATTAATAATAATAATACAAATAGTCTTGGGGCTGACTCAAATAGTCCTTCTGGCGGTGCTTATAGTGTCTCAAAAGCACCTGAACAGATATCAACACAAAATGTACATTTTGTCGATGGAGACACACCATGGTCTTACGACATTTCATCATCACCGGATGCAACCACTCGACTCGCAGAGTTTAGCGACGCCGAGCTTGGTTCCTTCCTCGGTCGTCCCGTTAAGATTAAGGAATTTCAGTGGACTCCGGAAAGTACTAGGCTGTTTGAGGTTTTTAATCCGTGGACTGAGTTTTTTAGTAATGCAGATGTTTTAGAGAAAATTAACAGGTATCGTAATTTACGTTGTAATCTTCGAATGAAAATGCTTATTAATGGAAACTCTTTCTATTATGGGAGAGCTTTAGTCTCGTATAATCCATATTTAACTAATGATGATGTTACTCTTAAACGTGCGTTCTTTGAACAAGATTTAGTGGGTGCTTCTCAAAAGCCTCATTTTATGCTTGACCCGACAACGTCACAAGGTGGAGAGATGTTGTTACCATTTTTGTGGCCCGAGAATTTCCTCGATATCACATTTGGTAATTGGACTAACAATATGGGACGAGTTACTGTTCACGATTTTGACATTTTACGTCATGCAAATGGTGGTACAGATCCCATTACAGTAACAGTTTTTGTGTGGGCTGAGGATGTTGTTCTCTCTGTTCCTACAACTGTCCAGGCTCAATCTGGTACGGCTGATAGAGAATTAGACGAATTTGGATTTCCCACTTATGTCGAACAAGCAAGCGGGAAGAAGAAGAATAAGGGCCCCACGAAGAAGGTTAATAATACTAGGTCAAATGATGAATTCGTGAAAGACGGTCTGATTAGTAAACCAGCTTCAGCTATAGCTAACGCAGCTAACGCTCTTTCTATGATCCCAGTTATAGCTCCTTATGCAAAAGCCACCTCTATGGTAGCTACGCGCATCGGACAAGTGGCTAAAATTTTTGGCTATTCACGCCCACAAGTTCTTGAGGACACTAAGCCATATGTTCCTAGATATATGGGCAACCTTTCTAACACTGATACTCCTGAGCCTCTTGTCAAGCTGTCTGCTGATTCAAAGAATGAGCTTACTATTGATACGAGAGTTATGGGTCTTGGTGGAGAGGATGAACTTGCTATTTCAGCAATTGCTCAACGACCTTCCTTTTGGCAACAATTTGATTGGGCGGAGTCTGCCACCACCGACACTCTTTTAGCGTCTATGGTAGTTACACCTGTTCTTGTACGGACGCTTTCAGCATCCCCAGTTACTGAAGTGCATCCCACGGCTGTTGCTTTTGCTGCTAATCCTTTTGGAGCCTGGCAGGGTTCAATTAAGTTTAGATTTAATGTTATTTGTTCTGAATATCATCGTGGACGATTGCGAATCGTTTATAATCCACGTTCCAACAATGCAGGAG